GATAAATCCTTTACCCCAGTTTTCTGCTACACAGTATTGATATGTTTTTGCCATAGTTGTCCTCCTTAATCAGTTGTTGTTGTAATTGTTTTTGTTATAAAACCTGTTCCATCCCATTCAAAAGTTGCCGTTGAATAATTAGATGTAGCAGTACCACCACCTGCACATAATGCTGCTGTTTTAGTACCTGTACCTGCTGCTGCTGAAGTTGCAGTAGGTAAAGTATTTTCACTTGTCCAGTTTGTACCATTCCAAGATTCCGTAGCACCTGTTCTTGTTGGATCATTTCCACCAAAACATAAAGCTGCTGGTTGTGTTCCAGCTCCCATCATACCAAATCTAGCAATGTTTAAGTTGTTTACTTCTGTCCAGTTTGTTCCATTCCATGATTCTGTTGCTGCTGTAACAGGATCTCTTCCAGCAAAAGCTAAAGCTGCTGTAGTTGTTCCTACACCAATAATTTCTCTTACAGTGTTTAAATCGTTTACTTCAGTCCAATTTGAACCATTCCATAATTCTGTTTCTGCTCTTACATTTGGAGGTCCTAATGTAGGTGATTTACCTCCAAAAGCTAAAGCTGCTGTTGCGGTTCCACAACCACCTAAATTTGCTCTTGCACTATTTAAATCATTTACTTCAGTCCAAACGTATCCATTCCAAGATTCTGTAACACCTATATAAGGACCAGGAGGTAACTTGGTTCCACCAAAAACTAAACCTGAAGTGCTATCTGCACCTGCAGAAGCAAAAGATTTACGTGCACTTCCAGTTAGATCATTTACTTCAGCCCAAGTTGTTCCATTATAAGATTCTGTTTTTTGTGTGTATTCTTCTGGAGGTCCAGATGGGTTAACTTCTCCACCTGTAACTAAACTAGCTGTTTGAGTTCCAAATCCTGTTAAACTATTTCTACCAAGATTCATATTACCACCAGTGTACCATGCTCCAAGATTAATGCCTGTTCCGTTCCATTCTTCTGTTAAACCTGAGATAGTAGGTGAAGAACCTTGATATGCTAAAGCATTTGCACTGCTACTACCACTAGATGCTAAATTTCTTCTTGCTGTAGATAAGTCAGCAGATTCAGTCCAAATAGTACCGTTCCAAATTTCTGTGTTTCCAATTTCTGCAGTTGCAATACCTCCAATAGCTAAACCAGAAGTCTGTGTTCCTGCTCCTGTCGCATTACTTCTTGTTTGATTTAAACCAGCAACACCTTGCCAACTTGATCCATTCCAAGAGTATACTTCAGTTGTATTAGGAGGTGGGTTATTAGCTCCAAAAGATAAAGCTGCTGTGTTACTAGCACCTATACCGCTATTACCAAATGTAACAAGAGGTAAATCTGCAACTTCTGTCCAGTTGGTTCCATTCCAAGATTCGGTAATTGCTAATTGAGAATCGCTTGGGTTTTCACCACCAAATACTAAAGCTGATGTTGAAGTTCCTGCTCCTGGAAATTGTGCTCTACCAGTATTTAAATCTCCAACTTCTGTCCAGTTGGTTCCATTCCAAAGTTCATTGTCATCTATTCTTGTTCCTCCAGGATTTCTTCCTCCAATACATAAAGCAGCTGTTTGACTATCACCTGCACCTGCATTTAAAGTTCTACCAGTGTTCAAATCGTTAACCTCAGTCCAAGCACTTCCATTCCAACTTTCAGTCAATGCTTGAACAGCACCAGGTTGAGTAGCTCCACCATAAGTTAAAGCTGCAGTGTAAGCTGCTGCTGAGTTTGATCCTGTTCCACCTTCTCTAGCTGTGTTTTGTTGGTTTTGTGAAGACCACGCATTACCATAAGCTTGATATTTGTATTTAAATTCTGAATCTGAGCTATCGTACCAAAGTTGACCTGTAATGGCACCCGTATCGCCAGCAATGTTTTGGACTGCTGTGCCTGCTTGCTCTTTATAAGTAGCCATGATTATTTATTCTTTAGCAACCAACCTTGAGTTCCATCTGTATAAACTAAAGTGTTTGCTCCTCTTTCTACTGAAACTGTTAAATCTGCTGTTGAACCTAAAATTTTTTCTGAACTATTTGCTGCAATTGTAAATGTATTAGAATCAAATGTACCTGCGTAATCTATAAATACTATTTCATCACCTAGTGTACCCGCTGGTAAATTCATAGTTATAACACCACTTGTAGTGTTAACAAAATAACCTTCACCAGCTACTGCTGTGAAAGTAGAAGTTTTTACTGCTTGCCATGATGTACCACCTGATACTTCAGCGAAAGATAATTGACCGACACCTGTTACGCCTGAACCTGATACTGAAGCTACTTTTAAAAATCTATCTGCTGTAACATTTCCAGTGGGAAATTTTAGTGTATAGCTCTGCCCTGAGCTATGTGGAGGCGACTGTAACTTAATCCCGTGAGAGTTGTCTTCACAATTTAATTGAATTGTACCTGGGTTTGTTCCACCACCTATTTCTGTGTAACCTGTTCCATTTGGATATAGTTGTGTATTACCATTAGCTGCATCAACAATATTAATGTAGCTTGAATTTGTTCCTGAGTTTGTAACCAGTTTAAGATCGTATGCACCATTAGAAGATATTTGTCCTACTTCTGATCCACCACCAATAGTGACTTGATCAGTATCTAATATTACATCCCCTGTTCCATTTGGTTCTAATTCAATATTACCATTTGAAGTTGATACAATTTTATTTCCGTTAACATCTAAGTCACCACCAAGTTGAGGTGATGTATCGTCTACAACATCTCCACCTGTTTGAATTTCTATTATATTTGGATTAGTTCCATCGTCTGCTGTTGCTTGAACAATGGCTGTTTTTTTATTTGTTGTTGCAAAAGTAAAAGTGTCACCACTTCCTGATACATATTTAAATTGAACTGTATAAGCACCAGATGTTGAATTTTTTAAGATGTAGAAATTTTCTATGTCTAAAGGAATTGTTACAATTTGATTTCCTGTAATTGAACCCGTAAACTCAATCATTCTAAATTGAGCTGTCCCTGTTAAAGCACCATCTGCAATAGTTAAAGCTGTTGTTTGTGCTCCACCTGCAATAGATAGACTTTTATAACCACCTGTTACTTGTTCGATAAGATCAAGGTTTGCGTTTGTTTTTGTTCCCCATGTACCAGCGTTTTCGCCAGTTGCCATTTTTTCTATACCGAGAGCGGTGTATGTTGATGCCATAAATTTTTATCTCCTATGCAGCGTCACTATAACTTGTATTAGATCCAGTTGCAACATTAGAATAATTCGTATTCGAACCTGTTGAAAGCGCACTATATGATGTATTTGAACCAGTGTCAACATCCTGATAGTGAATGATAAATGGTTCTCCAACAGTTGCTGTCATTGTAAATGTTGGTAATCCAACAACTTGATCTTTAGGATCTACACTACCAATAGCAGCGCTAAATGAAACTCCTGTTAATCCCATTATTTGATCAGGGACATCTACAATTGTACCTATAGAAGCACTCATAGATATACCTGTAACAGGTACAACTACTGATCCAGTTCCTTGAACAAATCCTATAGCAGATGTCATTGATAATCCAGTCGGCGCTACTGCATCATTTGGAACAACTACAGATCCTTGTTGTGACGTAACTGTAAATGTTGGTAAAAGAATTTCAACAGCGTTAATTGCTGTAGCAGTTCCTTGTTGTGATGTAATTGATAAACCTGTAACAGACACATCTTCATTAGGTGCAACTGCAGTTCCTTGTGTTGATGTAATTTGTTGACTAGATAATCCAACTGTTTGATCATTAGGATCAATAACACCAATAGCTGCCGTAGCAGATAGACCTGTAATACTTACTGGAGCATCAATAACAGGAATTGCATATCCTTGAAGATCATTAATAACTAAACCGTTTGGTTCAACTGTTACACCTATAACATTTGAAATTGTTCCAAGAGTAGAACTAAATGATTGACCTGAAGGAGTTACTGTTACACTAATTGAATTAGTAATTGACCCAACATTTGATGTTATAGATAAACCTGTTGGTTGAGCAACCGCATCTGAAAGTTGGCCCCATTCATCTTCTCCCCAAGATTTTGCTCCCCAACCTTGAGTTAAAACAGTAGCGTCATTCCAACCAGCCTGTCCCCAGGTAAGTCGGCCCCATCCAGAAGAAACGTCGGGCACGGTGACCCTCCTATGCTAATCTTATGATTGCGTTTGATGAATCGTTTGCAGGAAATTGTATTTCAAAAGTTCCATTAGTTGCAGTTTTATCAGAACCAAAAGCGATAATACAAACAGCATCAGTTGTGTTTGAACCACCATTTGTTGTTGTATTATAAATCATCGCACCATTTGCAGTAAATGAAGCTGATGTAAATGAAACATCAGAAAAATCTGTAAATGCAGTTGTCGAAGTTAAACCACATCCAGTATTTGTTAATGCTTTACCACCAGCAGTATATGCTGATCCAGATGTATTTGAAATTTCATTTGAAGTTGAATAATCAGTTGTTGCTGCACCTAAAGATGCTGAACTTGTAAATAAAGCTATTTTAAAAGTATGACCACCAGAACCTGATGTCTGAAAGTCATGTTTACCTTCTAAAAGTTCTTGTTTAAAACTTGAACATATTGCCGATGTTATTGCCATAATTTATCTCCTGTTACGGTGACGGAGAAGGGACTTTAATACGAACAGTGCCGTCAGTGTAATCGTCTCTTTTACGTCTACCAAGTTGCTCTGCAGCAAACTTCTGTACCTCTTGTTTATATTTATTTTCATATAATGTCAACATATCTTGTGGACCTTTTAAATAAGAAAATGCTTCTACTAAACAAGCATATAACAATCCATTTCCAAAATATTGACTTACATAAGTTGTAGTGTTTGAACCAGATAATCCAGTTGGAATAGCTTCATAATGTATTTTAAATACATAAGTGCTATCTGGTGCAGGAGCTAAAAATAGTCTTCCTGAAGTAGTATCGGTTACACCTGTTGCTCCACCAAACATAGCATAGTATTTTGGTTTTGCTCTAGCTGTTGATTCTGTAGATGGTTGAAATTCTTGTAAATAAGTTTCATCTTTTTTCTCTAACCAAGTATTTGCTCCTGTAGAAGCAGATGTTGAAGTATATACTTGTACACCTTTTACAAATAAAGTTTGAGCAGGTACGTTAATTGTATTTTGTCCTGTAACTAAATTTCCAATTGATTGTTTTTTATAGGCATCGAGTGGAACATCTCTTAAAATTCTAAGTTCAGAATTTTCAATAAATTGATCTGTAATAGTAGCCGTTAAAACATTAGTATCTGTTTCAGTATAATTTTGAATTGCTGTAGTTAATGTTGCGTATGTAAATCCAGCCATTATTGATCTTCCTTTTTATATTTTCTTTTTATTTTTTCTAATTTAATATTTGGTTCTGGTACGTCTTCATAAAATTCAAGATGCTCATCTTTTTGTCTATGAGGTGTAATAGCTTGTTTTATCCAATTCCAAATTTTATTTACCATAATTAACTTCTATCATTTACTGGGCCAACTGTACACTGTAAACCACCACCTGTTGCTGTTGACGTTGAATTTTGAATCATGTCAACAGTAAATCTATTATATTGTTGTATAGTTGCTGGTTGTGCACCTGTTACAACAGTATCTGGATCTATTGAAACAAGACGACACCCAAAAACTTTAGCACCTGCTAAATGAGAACTTGCAGTAGTATTAGGAAAAGTTTCTCCTCTAAAAGGAGCAGCCGTTCCACGAACGCAATTACTTAAAGTTACTATACCTGTATCTATATGAATACTTACACTTACATAAGAAACAACTTCATTGTCATATCTACCTGTTTCACTATTTATTTTTTCAATTACTACATAGCTATTTGATGGCAACCAA